AACCATCAGTAAGATATTGATTGGCGTAACACAAACCTTCAATGTAAAGCCTAAAAGCCTTGTCACTGAGCGGCAAGATTTTAGGATTATTGGGCAAAGTGTCATCTAATTTAATCCAGGTCATGTTGCCTTCCTTTTACATTCTTTAATTTGTTCTAATGAAATACCCATTTGCCTTAAAGCGTTCAAACCTCTGATGCGTTGATTGGGATACATCAATGGTTTATCTATGCTTGCCCTTTCCTGGCTAGTCATTCCGCCCCACATTCCGTAATTTTCATTTTGGAACGCGTAGGTTAAACAATCTTTCCAAATAGGGCAAGAGACGCAAATGGATCGCACTGCGTTGATGTGATCATAGGCATCAACAGATCTTTGTTCTTCTATGTCGTAAAAAAGATCTGTGTGAACTTCTAGTCGTTTACATTCTGCATCTTCCCAATTTACTTCTGTGTACTTGGGCAACCTTCTTCTCCTGTCGGATCGTAGTAGGGGCAGAAGTCTGCGCAAAATGCCAATGGCTTTTCAGGTCTAGGTTGTAATTGTTGAGCAACCATTTCACGCGTTTTTTCTAAATGCTCTAAGGCTTGTAATGCAATTGTTTCATCATAAGGTTGCATATAAATCAAAATGTCAGACATTTTTCCATCACGCGGAATACCAACAAGGGCCACATCTTTAACGGTGTAACCATTTTGTGTGAGCAAATAACCGTAAAGATGTATCTGCCAAATTTGCTGCCGGTTGTTTGCACCAAAGTAACGGCCGCTACCCTTTTTTATAGTTTTCCAATCAATAACGGTGTGGTTGATTTTGTCGTATGCGTCCACATGGCCAGGCACTCCATTGGCTTCCACGGCAATTTCTAATTCATATTGAACGCCAAACGGATCTTCACGCCTAATGGCTTCTTCAATTCCTGTGTGAATAAAAGTTCCTAAAATTGCGCCCAATTTGTCACCGACATTTGTTGGATCAGTTTGCGCAATGTCATGCCAAAGCCGGCGCTGACACCCACCAATTGCAGATGGGCCAATGGCTACTTGTTGTGATCTAGCCCTGGCATTGTCATTTGCAACCAAAGTTTTCACAACCATGCTTTGTAAATCAATCACAAATTATCCTCATTCCATTGTTTGCCGCGTAAATCTTCCATCATTGCCATGTGATCAATTTCTAATTGCTTAATTTTTTTACTTATTTTGTACAGTTTAAATGCCATACGCAACGGATACACCCAATAGCCAATTAACAAACCAAGAACAAATGCAATCCAAAATGTGATCATGTGAGATCCATGCTTGTGCGGACTGATGTGCCAACTGAGCGGGCAATGTCCACCTGCATCTTGAGCCTGTTTGTATTAGCGCGTGTTGCTAAAACTTTGGCTTGAACAATTGACAAGTCTTTGTGTAATTCCTCATTTTGTATAAGCGCCATGTCCTCACGCTCTCCAACTGTGTAATTTTTTCCAGTCGGTGATGATTGCGTTGCAAAAGTCATACGAGATTTGGCCATGGCAATTTCATACTCCGCTTTGACGCTGTGATAAATCGTTTCAACCTCTACAAGATTTTTGTGCGCATCATCTACTTCTTTGGAAAGCCCGCGTAATTTTTGCTCCACCATTGCAGGCGTAATAATTTCACTCATCAACTGTTTCCTCTTTTACCAGGCTAATGTTTGAATTCTCCCGCTTGTTCTGCAAAGCAATTACTTTGCCTGCATCTGATGACATATTAAAAGGATCAGGAACAAGCATGAAGCCTGCACTGTCTAATTTTTCTGCAAGATCTTCAGGAAATATGTCTAACTCTTGAGCCACTGCGCGAATTGCAATTATGTTGTAATGAACTGCAACCTTTAATCCGTTTGATGGTTCAAATTTGTTTTCTTTTTTACTCATAACATCATTCCTTCCTCTACTGCGCGCCAAACTATGCAGTCATTGTTGTGGTGGTTTTTTCTTACTGTACCTGTGTCAATAATGTAACCCTCTTTTACAAGGCTTATGCGTGTAGGACGCACTGTATTGCCCTCTATCTGTAATGTTTTCTCAATCTCATAATCCGTAGCACCGCGCAATCCCTGTTTCAAAATGTATTCATATACTTTGCGCTTGAGCGATCCAGTTCTAGGCAAAACTTTTTCTGCGGCGGCTATTGAAGTGCGCTGAGCGTTGTTGGCAATGATTACGCTGTTATCCATTGAGAGCCGCCCTGCGTGTCAAAAGATGATCACGCAAAGTTGCGCCTTCAATTACAACATCAAGCAAATCAAGATTTAATTGCCATGCGCTTCTAAGTTCGTCCTCTGTTGTTTTAGTTTCAATCAAACTGAAAACTGCAAATGCGCTTGCTTTTTCTTCTTCTGTGTATTCACGCTTTGTCGCAGGCGCTTTTGCTTGCGGTGCTTCTGTTGTTTTTGTTTGGCGGTTGCGCACTTCTTCAGATGATGCAATGCCTTTCTTTGTGTCCACTGCAAGAGCGGCAACCATTGCGCGCCCCCAGGCGGCTGTTTCAGCGTTTTGTAGTTCAGAGTCACGGGTAAAGTTGGTTGGCCCTGGAATTGGCTCGTATGCCCAACCTACGCCTGGTAATTGATCATCAGGTGTGCGGTATGCCGCAGCGCTGTACACCATGTAACTTTTAATACTGCCGTCAGGCATCTTTACTTCAATTACATACGGGTCTTTCCATGACTGTAGTGAACCATGCGGAAATTTTTCTCTAAACTCAATAATTCTCGTTGCCACATCAATGTAATCTAATGGGCCTTTGTAACTTGCCATTTGTAACCTTCCTGTTTGGGGCTAACTAGCCCGTGTAGGAGAATTGAACCCTATGGCGCTGACAAACACAAGAACCCGTAATTTATCGGCGTGGCGCGGCGGTAATGGCATACTTATAGCCAGGGGGAAATTATGGCGTACTCACAAATTTCAATCCGCTTAGGCGGTCTTATGGTTGAACTGGGAACAGAAGCAACTTATCCCGACATGGTTAGTGATTTGACGGGGCGCTGTCTATCTACTTTTAAAGACGCAATGGACAAAGCCGTAGAAGCGGGCGTTGATGTTTCTGACATGCGCCTAATTACATCTGATTATTCAGATGATGATGAAGATTAGTCTAACCAAACTTGATATTGGGCTGTTGTTCTGCCCTTAATTGGATCTACAAAATGTAAACGCTGTGATGGTTTGCCACTAGCGGCCATTGAGTCACGGGCATAACGATTATCTGACTCTGTTGATCCTGTCCAATAAATGTTGTAGTGCTTTTGAATTGGCTCTTGTGCATGTCGGTGGTAATGGCCTAGAAAAATGTCGTGAAAATCGTAATCATGTGCGCCCGCTTTCCAACGGTTAGCACCTGCAATCCATGCGGCAGGGCTTGCAAATCCTGACCGGCCTAATTCATCACCGTGCATAAGCAAAGCGCGGTAGTTACCAATTTCAACTTCTTGAATATCTTCAGGGCAATCCTCCCAGGTTAAACGCTTTTCTCCTGCAAGGATTTGGCGGCTCATTTCATAAACCATGCGATCCACATTGTCAGATTTAGGCACTTCTGCGCGCTTGCCACCAATGCGCCCATGATTTCCCCATTCAGCAATCACTGTGACCTTTTCAAAATTGGCTAACATTTCGCGCACAAAATCCACGCAAAGCCTTGAAACACTGGTGAATTGGCCAAACAATGAAGCATCTATCTGCCATAACTGCGCAGGATAATTAAACAAACCTTCAACCATGTCACCGCCAAACATCACTACACATTCTTTTACAGGGTGGTGGTGGCGTTGCAAATCAGTTAGATGTACAACTTTTTCAGAAAACTGCATTACGCGCTCACGCATAATTTCAGTGTTGTAACTGGTTGTAACTTTTGCGCCTTGCCAATCCGTTGTGTGGATCAAAGCAACTTCAGCATTTATTTTGCGTGTGTCTTTTTGTGGCGCAGAAACAGGTGGCACTGCACCCAACGAGATCATTGCATCATAAGCGCCGCGGTGAGTTGCCTCTACTAAATCTTCACTGCGCTCTTTAGACTGCTTCAATTGTTTTTGCAATCGTAAAATTACCTGGCGTAATTCTTTCACATCTTGCGACTCTATGCCTTCAGGCATGTCCTGTAATCTTTTTTCAAGGCTCATTTGTAAACACGATCTCCTTGCCGTGGTGTGTGTAGCCTTCTTTGTCTATCCAACTATCTTCATGTTCTAGGTTCGCTGTAATCCGTACTGATTTTGCCGCATCAAACATCAACGCAACAATGGCAGGGTCAATGTCCTCAATGTCTAAAAGCGCGCCCCACATGCGGCCTATGGCTGTGAAGTTTTTGCGAGCGCTTCCATATTCATGTTGGCGATCATCAAGAACTTCTTTTACTCTTTTGGACACCTACAAGTTCCACTTCTATGAAGTCTAATTGTGTCGGCACTGCATTTGTGGCCATCTGACCGCAATGCCTGAACAATTAAACTGACTGGATAACCTTTTTCCCAGGCTTCATCTAATGTTTTCTTATCACTTGCCGTTAGATTGTCGTACATTTCTTGATAAGTACAAACGCCACCTACTCGCCTAATGCTTCGTTTACTTAAAATTTCACCAAACGCGTTTTCTAATGCCATGTTTGCCTCCTTGAATAAAGCGTACCGCAAAGTAAAAAGCCCCGCGTTAGCGGGGCAGTTCACTATTTCGTTTTCTTTTTGGCCGCGGGTTTTTTGCTTGCCTTTGCCAACTTGTCAATCTCTGCCGTTACTACATCTGCAACCAAGCCAAATGCAGGGTCTTTCTTGTCAATGCCACGGATTGCAGGGCCAACAACTGCCGCCGCTGTTGCAAATGCAAGCGCTTTAATGTCAGTTACTCCTGCGGCATAAAGCGCAACAGCGGTAACTGCAAAGTGGCGGATTGCTGATTTCAACATGTCTAGGTGCTTCTGTTCCATTGTTACTCCTTTGGGCGGGCTACCGCCATGATTGTTTTATAGTCACGCCTCTTGAGGTAAAAGCCATCACCGTTTGATTGGCTTCCTGATTTACCACTTGAGGTATTGCCCTCAAATACTTGTAGGTACTTGAGCGTTGTATGGTGGAACTTAACAATGCCCACATGATCAGGCTGAGCATCTTCATCAAATTGGAAGAACACAAGATCCCCGCGCCTAGCCTGACCAAGAGGCACAAGTTGATTGTTCTTTGTTAGGTACTTCAGCCACGCATCACATGAGGCAAAACCTTTTTTGGTGTTGGCTACTGACGCGATAATTCCAGCATCAAAATACATCTTTGATGCAGACATTGCGCACCAGGGTTGATTGTTAAGGCCAAACCATTTACCAAATGTGGTGTCATTATTTGGGCTTTCTGTGTAACCAACTGATGCTTCACAAAGTTCTATGACTTTATTTAGG